ACGGTGTTGAGGTTCTCGCCCGAGAGCTTGCCGAGCGCCATGGCCTTTGACAGTGCGTTCTGCACGGGCGCCGCGCGATCAGCCTTGGCGCCTGAAATCACCATCGCGTTGTTGAGCGCTTCGGTGAAATCCAGGCTCTCCTTGGTAGAGAGACCAAGCTCCCGCAGCGCCGTGGCGTTGGCGAGCCAGGATTCCGTCGTTTGCGTAATGCTCGAATAGGTGCGCCGCGCCATGGCGGCGAGCCGCTCCATGACGGCGGCACCGCGTTCCTGCGATCCGGTGGCGAGATCGACCCGCGAGCGCAGGTCGGTCCAGGTGTTGGTGTAGGTGACGAGCTGCTGGACGCTGATCGCAGCGCCAAGCACGCCCATCACCCGGCGCACCACCTTGCTGGTGACGTCGGCCTGCTTCTCGATCCGCTTGAGGCTTTTCTCACCAACCTCGCCAACGCCCTCGAACTCGGAGCGGACCAGCCGACCACCCTCGGCAACGAGCCGGACGGAGACTTTCTTCTCAGCCATAGTAAAGCGAATCCCGTTGGATCAGCCGCGCTCGGCCGCCATCTGTTCGTTGAGCTTGCGCACCATCACCGCCTCGATTGCGGGCAGGCATTCGGCGGCGATGAGTGGATCAAGACCAAGGGCTCGCGCCATGGCGAGAGCCGCTGTCATGTCCCAACCGATAACGACGCTCGCGCCCATGCCGCCAACCACCCGCAATTGTCCGGTCAGGCGCAGCACGAGGTCCCAGACCTGCCAACCTTCCGGTGTTTCCGGAGAGTTCAACCGCGTCGGGCAATCTTCGCAGACGCCTTCGCACGCCGCGCAGTAGCTTTCGCCCCCGCCGAAATGCCATTCGGCAAGGGCGATGAGACGTTTTTTTCCGCATCCAGCATCAGATGCGGGGCGAGGCAGCGGGTCTGGAACGCCTCGAACACCGGCCAGATGTCGAGGAGCGCATCGATACCTTCCGGCGTGACCGACATCGGCATGCCGCTCTGATCGCCGACGCCCTCCCAATCGGTCACTATGCGGCGCGCAACCGCCTTGGCCATGACCACCGCCATCTGCTCCTGGCTGGCGTCCTTGGGCAAAGATTCGACTGTCGGATCGTTGCGGGCCGCGACCATGGTGGCGGTGGTCACCGGCAGAACAAGGAGGCGCAGGCCAGATCCAAGGTCGAGCCATTTCGGCTCAGTGGAAAGGTCGAGACGGATCATGGTCAGTAGTCCTCCACGTCATTGATGAGCACGGCGGTGCACATGCGTCCGAGCGTGGCGTCGCGCGCCGCCTGCCAATCGAACGATGCCTGCACGCCCTGCGGCCCGGAAATTTCCAGGCGGGGCCGCGGCAGATAGACCGCGTGCGCCGTGAAGGTCAGGCTTTCGCCAGAGATGAGTGTGTATGAAAACTCCAGCTCGCAAGGAGCGCCGTTGATCGCCTGTGTCACCAATGTCGAGTCGGCAAAGCGGACCTCGGTACGGCCGGTGAGCGCCGCAATCGACGGATCGGCGCCATCGATCATGCCGTCGGCACGGATAGTCTCGATGCGGTCGAGATTGTTGGCATAGGTGATCTCGGTCGAGATCACGTTGCCCAAAGCGGTGCCGTTGCGCTTGATCGCGCCGTTGAAGTGCCCGAAGCGGATGAGATCCAGCTCCGCGGGCGTGCCGGCCTGTGACGTGGTGTTGATCGTCTCGCCCTGTGCCACCAGCCGCGCCGTTGCGGTCAGCAAGCCAGAGCGCTGCATTTGCCAGGTCAGTTGATCGAGCACTGCGCCGGAATAGAGTGCGTATCGCGGCACCTCAGGCATTCCGGTCTCGATTGCCATCGACGGCAGGGTCCAGGATCCGGATTGGAAAGTGTGGGTGAAGGGCCCCGGTGCCGTCCCCGTCGTCGTCGGCGCACCAAACGCCGCCTTCAGCCAGAAGCCGAAGGCTTGCGCATCGATCGGCACCACGACGTCGCCATCGGCGGTCACCGCATCCTTGACCGGCGCCAGCGGATCGCGGCCATAGCCCAAGAGCTCGGAATTGAGCAGCGGCTGTTCCGCTCCGAGCGTCGTGCTGGCGAATGGCATGCGGCTGAAACCGCTCGCCGGCGGGGTGCCATAAATCGTCTCGAACGCGAGCGCCATTCGCGCCCGCGCCCCTTGGGCTCGTGCCATGGTGTTTCTCCTCGGATTGTCGGGATCAACCGAGCGGGTCGGCCGTCGAATAGTGCAGCACCACCGGGATCATGGCGGCTTTCAGGCTCGCGGCACCCTCGACCGGCAGATCGATCGGCTGCGGCGCTTCCGCCTCGATCCAGTCGCACAGTCCCCCAAGGGTGCGATCGTCGGCAATCGCCGCACCGATGCTGGCACACAGCGCATCAAACACCGCATCGCGGCTCGTACCCTGCACGATGGCCTCGATCTCCGCCCGGTGCTGATAATGGTAGATGAGCGGCGACAGCGTCGTCTCCGGCTCACCAGGATCACCGTCGCGCAGGATCAGTAACCCTGTGGCCGGCACGCGCTCAGGCACTACGTCACCGCGCAGCACGGTGGCGGCCAGCGCCGAAAGCCGCGTGTGCAGCGTGGCGAGGATGGTTTCGCGAGTGGTGGGCATCTGAGTTTCATCAATGCCATTCTTGTAAAATTAGTGCTTTGAGGCTATATAGCTTTCAAGGTATGAGAACCAAATGCCCTGGACAGTTTCCTTCGCCGATGAGTTCGAGCCGGAATTCGATGAACTCGATGCGGAAGTTCAGGACGCGATCCTTGCGCGGGTGCTGCTGCTCGAACGCGAGGGACCCTCGCTCGGACGACCGCATGCCGACACCCTGACCGGATCGAAGCACGCGAACATGAAGGAGTTACGCTGCAACGCTGCCGACGGCGTTTGGCGAATCGCCTTCGCATTTGACCCGGACCGACAGGCAATCCTGCTTGTTGGCGGGGACAAATCGGGTGGCAGCGAGAAGCGCTTCTACAAGCAGCTGATCGCACGGGCCGATGAGCGGTTCGACAGCCATCTGGCCAAACGGAAAGGATGACGACCATGGCTCGCAGCCTTAAGGACAAGCTCGCCACGCTCGACCCGGCCCGCCGCGCGCGGATCGAGGCAGAAGCAGATCGCCTGCACACCGAATATCTGACGCTGCAGGAACTGCGTAGAGCCAAGGAGCTGACGCAGGTTCAGCTGGCCGAGACGCTTGGCATTCAACAGGCCACGGTAGCCAAATACGAACGCCAAAGCGACCTCCTGCTTTCGACACTCCGTAGCTATGTCGGCGCGATGGGTGGCTCGCTGAAGCTGACGGTCGAATTTCCCGGCAAGGCGCCGGTCGCACTCGAAGGCTTGGGTGAGACCGAAGAGCCACGCCGCCGACGTCGCACGACACAGGCTAAACATCCCGTTGCCGCCCATCGTTGAGCATCACGTCTCGCCCCAGTTCGCCACGATCATCCTGGGCAGTGCGTTCTCAACCGCACGCGCATCCCGCGCCAGATCGAGGCGCTTCGGCAGTTTCACCTGCGGTACCAACAAGAAGATCACGGCGGTGGCGCGACCTTGCAGCCGACTCGAGACGCGACCATCCTTGTGCCGGGTGATGTTTTCGCGGACGCGTCCCGTCTTGCTGACGCGGATATTATCGGCGACCAGCAGGCTCGGACCGGTGCGCCGATAGACAAAGCGCAGGCGCAGGCCGGTGCGACGCTCCCACGCGCCGGGCGTGATCCTGCCGCCTCGTGAGGATTTTCCAGCGGTCGGCATCGGGATCGCCAGCCAAAAGCCGTTCTTGGAGCGGATCAGGGGGCCGCTGTCGTGCGCACCAACAATCACCGGTGCTTTCGACCAGACCAGCGCTGCCGCGTTGAGACTCGGCCGACCTTTTGGATACTGCTCGGACCGAATGGTGCGGGCGAGCCGGCTCCCTAGCCCCGCACCGGTGATCTGCCCTCGCCAGGCGGACTTGAGACCGGTGCCGGCTTCCCGCATGGCGATGGTGACCGCCTTTTGGCCGGCGCGGGTTTCCGCCTCCATGATCCGGGCGATGTCGCCGACAATACTGATGCCGAGTTTCATGCCGGGCGAAGGTCCACGGTCCAGACGAGCCGCTCGCGATCACGCACCGGCTCGCCCTGAATGATGAAGGTGTCGCCATCGATCTCGATCCGGTCGCCAGCACGCGGGTTCGGGACCTCGGCGAGGCGAAGATCGACGCGGGTGGTTTCCGACCAGAGCCGCGCCTCGCCGAAGCCAGTGATCTCGTCCGCACGTCGGGCAATGATGCGCACGGGCACGGTCGATCCGCCATCGGGCGTATAGACCGCATCTCTGCCGATATTCGGATCGGCAAACAGCAGATCGACGACAGCGGCAAAGGCGTTCATCAGAACGCGCCGTTGAGGCGTACCTGGCCGAGTGTATCGCTTGCACCGCCGGCGACCGCTACAACCGCGACGCCAATCAGCGTATTCGAGGTTGCAGTCTTGGTCACCTCCTTGTTGGTATTGTCCCAATAGATCTTGTCGCCGGCGGTCCACGCCTGGCTTGCGACCTTCTTGAGATCGAACACACCGACGAGTGTGGCCTCCACGGTTTCGCCGCTGGCAGCGTCGGCGGATGCGATACCAAAGATGGAGCCGACGAGCAGGCCATCGCCGGAGGTGACGACATAGGGGGCGGTCAGCGTGATGGTATTGCCGGGCTGGATGTAATTTTTCATGAGGGAAGGCCCTTTCGGAAAGAGAAAGGGCGGCCCGTCAGGGCCGCCCGCATGTTCGGGTTCATAGATGAAGTGCCGGCCGCTAGGCGCCGGGGTTCTTGTAGAGGCCGCGCCAGTCGATGGCCTTGGCGCCGAAGTCGAGGCGGCACTTGATCTCGACGCCGTCGACATCAAAGCCGTTGCGGGTTTCGATATAGGCACCCTGCTGACCTTCCAGATACGCGTACTCGATGGTGTCGATCTGGTTCGGGCTTGCCGCCAGATACCAGGTCTTATCATCTGCCGCGTCGAGGCGCGGCTCGCTGATCGGGCTGAGCGTGCGGATCGACTGCGGCACGACGTTGCTGATTGCCGCCGGCACCAGATTCTGCGCCACCAGCTGCTCGGCCTTGAGCTCGAGCGCGGCGGGCACGATCAGGAAGGCCGGGCGAATGTTGAGCACCGTCTTCTTGTCGAGCCCGGTCTGTTTGGCCATCGCCGCGCGCGCCGCGCCAACACTGGTGACATCGAGCGCCGCGCCAGAGCCAGCGAGGTTCTTGTGGCTGGCATGGAACAGCGCTGTGCCGTCAGCCATGGCGGGGTTCGCGGTAACGATGCCCCAGACCACGTCGCTTTCCAGCTGGGCGATCGAGTTGCCATACATCGCCGGAATGCGGGTGAAGGCGTCGAGATCATCGTTGATCAGGACCTGCCTTGTGATCGCAACGACCCGGCCATAGGTCTTGACGCGGTAGCTTTCCTTCGACTCCCCAAGCGTGCCGCGCTTGAACTCACCGCTCTCGCCGACTTCCAGCAGCTGCGGCGCCTCGCCGAGCTGGACACGGTGCATGGCCTTGAAATCGGTCGCCAGTACCTGACGGCAGAACAGCGTGAAGGTGCGCGGATAAGTGTCATAGGCCTGGCGCAGCGTCTTGTTGGTGACGGCCGAGAGGATCTCGGGAAAGTCCGAGGTCGAATGCAGCGCCCGCGTCGCCACCTCATCACGCGACAGGCCGCGCGTATTGACGCCAACATCGGCGAGGCTTTCACGGGCGAGCTCCAGCAGCGTCATGCCGCGATATTGCCGGGCGGCGTCCTCCAACTGAAACAGCGTCGGGCTGTAGCGATGCAGCAGCGCGTTGGCCACCGCGTCGCGGCGGGTGGTGCGCTCGTCCTGTCCGCCGAGCGGGATGGAGATCTGGCTGAAGGTTCGGGTCTCTTCCGACTTGGCGGCGACCTGATCGAGAATCAGGCGGCGGGATTCGTCGATGCTGACACCACGCTTGACCAGATCCTCGGCAAAATTGCGCTCGAGGTTGAGACGCCCCGCCAAATCGTAGATGGTCGAGACGCGCTCGCGCTCCGCTTCGCGGGCTCGGGTGGCGATGGCTTGCGTATCGGAAGCGGCGGCCATTTCCGGGCTCGATGCTTTCGGCTGCGCACGCATCTCAGATGCAGCCGGCGTCGCTGGCGCAGGCGAAGCCTGCTGTCCGGCAGCGGAAGGCGGGACCGGTTGGGTGCGAGTTTCAATGATTGCGGGGTCATCTCCCGCTACGACAGTCGTGCTCTCGGGCATGATGGCCTCCTTGTTCGAGCGGGTTTCAACGATTTCGATCGGATAGCTGGTCTGGTCTGCGGCACGCACCTGGGCGCGCGGGTCGGCGGGAACGGTGACGAAGCTGACCTCGAGCGGCGTCCAGCGCTCGACGATGCGCTTCTCGACGTCGCCCTTCTTCTCGGCCTCAATGACCTTCGCCCGGTCGATCGAATAGCCGACCGACACATTGCGGATGATGCCGTCGCTGATCAGGCCGAACATCCGGTCGGCGGCCTGGTCGATGCCTTCGCGCGGAAAGCGGATGGTGGCCTTGCCTTCCTTGCCGTCGATCCAGGCGCGCTCGACCACGCCGACCTGCGAGAACGACGACCAGATGGAATGGCTGTCGAGCGCCGGCGCTCCGGCATTGAGGCGCGACAGATCAACCGCTGCATTGCTGACTTCGAGGATTTCGTCGAAAGGAACGGAGCTGTCCCAGCCGGTCCAGCGCCGGCGGCGTACGGCTGCGCCGGTGGTGAAGACGACATCGACCGAGCGCGCCTCCGTATCGACCGTTGACGGCGCAATGGGTTCTCGCCGCGTCTGCATCGGCAAAGATGCAGGCACGGTCACGATCTTGTCGGGCATGGCCCTTCTCCTATTGATCGGATTCGGCGCGCGCCGGCTCAGGCGCCGCCGGATCATCCCGCTGCGCGATGCCGGTCTTGGTGACGCGACGCGGATCGCTGTCGAGAATGAGCCCCAGCGCATCGAGCTTGGCGTTGGTGGCGGCGATCTCGGTCAGCACCTGATCGGGATTTCGGCCCTGCTGGGCGATCACTTCGGCCAGCGTCATGGTGCCGGAGCGGATCGACAGCAGGTTCGCCATCGCGTCCTTGTAGGGATCGACCGCCTCGAACTTCGGCGGCGACCATTCAACCGGAACATCGGACGTCGGGATTTGGCCCGCGGCCCATGCCGCCTCGATGAACCAGCGCCACACCGGCACACACAGCATCGGGATGAACAGCTGCCACTGCACGGCATCGATCATGCGGCGGAATTCGACCAGGCCGGCCCGGATCGAGGAATAGTTCACCTGGCTGAGGTCGCCGGTCAGTAACTCATAGGGCACACGGAAGCCGGCCGAGATGGTGTGCAGGCTGGCGCGCTTGTATTCGCCATAGCCGCCGGTGGCAGCAGGCTGGTTGAAGCGAATGTCCTTGCCGCCGCGGGCATAGGCGATCAGCCCCGGCTCAAACTGTTCGACCCGATTGCCATCGGCATCGACGACGGCAGGTGCAATGCCCTGCTGTGCTTCATCATCACCGAAGACGATGGCGGTGACGCAGGCCTCGGTCTTCTTGCGCACGATCTCGGCCACCTCGTAGTCGTCGAGATCACGCAAGCTGCGGATGACCGGCGCGCCCCAGGGCACGCCGCGCACCTGTGTGCGCTGTTTCTCGTAGATGTGAGCGATCTCGCTGGCAGATACCGGGCGACTCTGCGCGCCGTTCTGCAATGTGCCATACGCATCACCCGGATGCTCGGTATGCAGCCAATAGGCCCGACGCTTGCCGAGAGCATCAAACTCGATGCCCTGCACCAGGCGGCCCGCGCCAATGACGCCGGATTTGATGGCGTCGAGGAAGTCGGCCTCCAGCACCTGCAACTGCAGCGGCACCGGCAGACCATCGGCGGCGCGGCGTAACCTGCGGCGCACCAGCACTTCACCGGCCTCGATCATCTCGCGGCAGATCAGGGTGTGCAGTCCATAGAAATCGAGCTGGCCGTCGGCATCGCAATCCGCCGTCCAGCGTTCGAAGAGAGTATCGACCTTGCGGTCGAGCGCCTCGTCGCCGCTGGCGGCGCGCGGCATGATGCCGGCGCCGACGATGTTGTTGACCAGCACCGCCACCGCTTTCGCGGCGTGCGGATTGTTGCGCACCAGATCGCGCATCCGGTCGCGCAGCAGCGCGCCTGCGATATCGATCTCGGTGTCGGCCGAGGAGCCCGGTGCACGCCAGCCATCGGTGCGCCGACCTTTTGCGGCACCATCGTAACCGCGCGTCAGCGCCTCGAAGGCTTGACGGGCCAGGACGCGACGGGCGGCAGCACGCGGCGCCACTGTCGCGATGGCATGGTCGAACCAGTTCGCCGACATCACCGGTCCCCGCGCGAAAAGCCGGCGAGCCCGGCGACCGGCGGCGAACCGCTGGTGCCGGCGATGGCGCGCTCGATAGTGCGGATGCGCGCGAGCAAATCCTCGGCTGAGCCGTAGTCGACGGATTTCCCGTCATAGCTCACCCGTGTGGTGCCGCTGGCATAGGCGCGCCGCAGCGCCGACAGCTCGGTCGCGCTCCAATCAGTCACGGTCAAAACCATCCTTCACGCCGGCTGAGCCAATCAGAGCGTCGTTTCGTCTGCGGCGTCAGCGCGGGCCTGTTGATCTGCCCCGCAGGATCGCTGTCAGTGGGGGCCGCCCCGAGCTGATCCTCGAGGTCGCGCCACCTCGACTCATCCCAGCGATCCGCACCGACGATCCAGGCCGCAGCGCGGGCGTAAGTCCGGCAATCCAGTGCCTCGTTGCGCTCGCGCAGCTTCTGCCATTCGAGCCGAGCGAAGCCGCGTTTTGTGCGCACGGTTACCAGCTGCTCGGCGACGAACTGCTTCAGCCATTCATTGTCGACCCAGTGCGGCAGATGCACCGTGCCCGGTTGGAATGTGGCACCTTGCGTGCGCTCTTCCTCCGTCGGCCGCGCGAGCCGCAGGAAGCGATAGGTCTCGGCCTTGAAGGTCGACACCGCCACTGTCCACAGCCGCGCGCCGCGGCGCAACCGTTTGCCGCCTTCGGTCGCATCGACAAAGGTCGGACCCGAGACCGGGCTCGAGCGGTTGAAGCCCTCGACACCCTTCACCGGTGCGACCTGCGCAGAACCTTGCCGGCGCGACCAGGCATAGACCGCGGGCGCCTCGAAGCCGGTGTCGATGGCAAGCCGCGCAATCCGCAAATGCGCGCCGCGTTCATGGGGCCATGAGCGATCGAGCAGCGCGGCCAGATCCGACCACGCGTCATGGCGATCCGGTCCGCCCTCGATGACGATGTGGTCGACGAGCCAGCTCTCCAGCCCGCGGCCCCAGGCCCAGACATCGACCTCGATGCGGTCCTTCTGAACGTCGGCGCCCGCCGACAGGAACAACCCGCCCATAGGCACCGTGCCCGATTTCCAGCGCTCGCGACGGTCGTAGAGCCGTTGCCAGTCGGGTGCCTCGCCGGTCTCAACCCAGGTCTCGCCGAGAATGGTGTTACGGAACGCCTTGATCGCCTCGTCGGCTCCTCGAGCAGCTTCCCAGCTTCTCGCGATCTGCATCCAGCTCATCCAGCCTACCGGCGAATAGAGCGCCGAGAGGTGATAGCCGACCGTCCGTGGATCGCTTGAGGTGGCGGTTGCCCGCCATTCGCCCGCCTCGAGCATCAAAGTCTTGTGGTGTTCGGCGATCGCAGCGTCGCAGCCCTCGCAATGATATTTTGCCGTCTCTGGCTTACCCTTGTCCCAACGCAGGCGTTCGAACTTCAGCCACTGCATCTGACTGCAATGCGGACACGGCACGAAGAACCTGCGCTGATCGCTGGCCTCATATTCCCGCTCGATGCGCGAGAGACTGCGGATCGTCGGCGTCGAAACCAGCAACACCTTGCGCCGATGCGCAAAGGTCAGCGACCTTGCTTCGGCGAGAGTTACCGGGTCGCCTTCCTCGTCGGCCGAGGCCGGATAGGCATCAACCTCGTCAAGAAAGATGTAGCGTGCCGGCGTCGAGCGCAGGCCGACGGCGGAATTGGCGCCCGTCATGATCAGGATGCCGCCGGCGAATTCCTTCGACAGCATGGTATTGCCAGCGTCGCGCGAGCGCGCCGGTTTGACCCGGTCCCGCAGCTCGGGGCTCTCGTCGATCAGCGGATCGACGCGCTGGCGCGAATTGCGCTTAGCGAGCTCCACCGTCGGCTGGACTGCCAGCATCGGCCCTGGTGCCTGGTGGACGACGAAACCGATCCAGTTGTTTCCCGCTTCGGTGGCGCCGACCTGCGCGGCTTTCATGAACACGACACGTTGCGTCGGATCACTTGGCGACAGCCGATCCATGATCTCGCGCATGTAAGGCGTGCGAACCGAGCGATAGCGTCCCGGTTCGGCTGAAGCGCGCGACGACAATCGGCGATGCTGGTCCGCCCATTGCGACACGGTCAGGTCCGGATCGGGTGTGAGACCAGCGCTCCAGGCGCGCTGGATGTCCGTCGCGCCATCGAATGCAGTCAGGTCATCATCACCACCGCGATCCTCACCGGAAATCGGGCCGGACCTCAGCGAGCTCGTCGAGGTGGGCGCGTACATGACTCGTAAGGACCCTCTGCATCGCGGCCGGCTCGATGCCGAACTCAGCCGCCATCAGTGCTGCGACCCGTGCCGGCCAGTTCACCCATGCGTCACGCTCCTCGCGCGCCAACCGGAAAACCAGCAGGGTGGCCCGGCTGCGGTCGATCAGTTCTCCCTTGAGCTGCTGTAGCTTGAGCCGCCGTTCCTGCGCCTTCAGCACCTCGTTGGCGGTCTTGGCCTGCAGGAAGGTCGTGCCGCCGCCGACAGCGGGGGCGGTCAGTCCCTGTTCGCGCAGCGTGTCGCCGACGGCGGTCACCGCCGCCTCGGGCACGGGCTTCAGTTTCGGGCCGGGAGCCTTCCTGGTCTTCGACGGGTCGGTCGTCTCCGCCCGCCGCCGATCGGAAGCCGCCGCATCGATGCTGCCATCTGGATAAAGAACCAGCCGCTCGGCGGTCTTCGCCTTCTGGATGGCGCCGCGTGACAGGCCGGCATGGGCGGCATACTGGCGCTCGCTCATGCCCTGCATGCGAATTCCTTCTCCGGCTCACCATCAACACGAAAACAGCAATGAAATGATCGTCTTATTCAGTTGATGAAGCGCCAGATCAGAGCATCACTGTCAGCGTGAGCAGAAAGGACCACGCCATGACGAATGCCCAAAAAGCCATCGACGCCTTCATTGCTACCAAGTTCGAGATCGATGACATGCTCTCCCGCCTCAAGGCACTGAGCGACGACCACTTCAATACCAACCCCGACGCAATCAACTGGGCCGATGTCGGAACGCTCGATCACTACCGCGCGAAACTGCGCGAGATCTGCGACAGCGCCTTTCATGAAGGCGAATACGCCGAATAGCGCCAATGCGTTCAGGTTCCGCCCGCCGACTGGCGGGCTTGGCCTCGTAGAAGGGTCCGCATTCCGCGCGCCCATTGATGGAAACGGAAACGATGTTCCTGATCTACGATGCCAACAATTTCCGGGCACAGATCTGGGCCTGCCGTGAGGACCATGGCCACGGACTGCTCTGGAGCTTCGTTGTTTACGGCCTGACGCGGTCTGGTGATCCGCGCAACTGCCCGTCGCTCGCCATGGCATGCGAACTGGTGGGTGCCGACCCACTGCCGATCCTGAGGACGGCTCCGTTTCTGTCACAGGAGAAGGGAGCTTCCCGATGACCAAACTTTCCGACACGCAAGCAATCATTCTCAGCACCGCCGCCCAGCGCGACGACCGCATCGCCCTGCCGCTGCCGGCCAATCTGAAGGGCGGTGCCGCCACCAAGGTGGTCGACACCATGGTTGCCAAGGGCCTGCTCGAAGAGGTCGAGGCGCGGCGCATCGCCTTCCAGCCGCATCTGAGCGACCCGGTCTGGCGCGAAACCGGCGATGGACACGGCACCACGCTGGTCATCACCGATGTCGGCCTCGCCGCCATCGGCATCGAGCCGGACGAACTGCCGGAACCGGATGCGCCACGTTCCGCCACAGGCGGCGACACGGGCGCGTCTGCCGACGGTGCGGACCATGACGCCACAGTTGCCGACAACGCGCCCACGGCGGCCACAGGCGCGCAGGTGCGGACGCCACGCGAGGGCACCAAGCAGGCGACGCTCATCACCATGCTGCGCGCGCCGGACGGCGCAACCATTGCCGAGATCGTTGCCGTGACAGGCTGGCAGCCGCACACGGTGCGCGGCGCGATGGCGGGAGCGCTGAAGAAGAAACTCGGGCTCGAAGTGAGCTCCGAGAAGATCGAGGGGCGCGGCCGGGTCTACACCATTCAAGGCTGATCGCTCGAAGCATCCCAAACGCCGTCCGCAATATCGGGCGGCGTTTTCTGCTCTCGATGGATTGCCGGAACGTGTTCCTGCGATAAGCTAGTGGTTATTGCCGCAAGTCGAAAGGAATAGATCATGGCTGAGACTTGGCTTCCCTCACTCAAGACCGCCACGCCGCAGGAAGGCTTCGAGCTTGCCACCAAGCTGGCGCGTGTCGGCGTCAAGATGACCCAGCCCTCGGCTGAAATCCGCGACAAGCTGCGAGCCGCCTACGAGCAGGACAGCACCCAGCTGATCGCATCATCGCAGGTGATCGCCATCCATTTCCAGACAGTCGCCGCCGCCAACAATTACTGGCGCGACTGACCGTGGTGAGTAGCTTCGGTTTACCAGAAGATGCTCCATGAAGGATGATCCAACCAAATCCTATCCCGGTGCGAAAGCGTGTCCGGCCGAGATATTCGCGCTTGCCGCCGAATATCATTCGGCAGCGGATGCCCTCTTGCTGAAGGGGCGCCCTCGGGAGCCCATCTCACGAGCACCCGCGCGGCTTTGCGCCATCCATGCGATCGAGCTGTATCTCAACGCATTTCTTCTGGCGACTGGCGATCCTCCTGAACGCATTCGAG